TCGCTTAAAATGATTTACATGAATCATCCAGATGGGGAAGTAAGATTGGTCGTTACGACCAATACGGTGAAGGGTCAGAAGATGGAAGTTAAGTATAATTACGAGTATTTAAACGGATAAATATAACAATAAAAAAAAAGAAACATGAGACAAATAACAAAACAAGCAGTAAACAAATTTAATAATAATAAGAATTATAAAAAAGATAACACAAGGATTGAACGTCAAACCACATTTACCGAACCCACTACAATAATGTATCTACACAATAATATAATTGCACAAAAGCTAAATAAAGAAATAAGAATAAGCAATTGCGGTTGGTTTAGTAACACCACAAAAGAGAGATTAAACGGATTGCTAGACTCAATAGGTTTTAATAAGATTTATCAAAAGAACTTTGAATGGTTTTTAGCTGATAAAAAATGGAATGGCAAACCTGTTAAATTAATAGGCACTAATAACTGGGAATATATATAAACGCAGTAGGTATATATAAACGCAGTAGGTTTTTACGCCCCATTAAACATAGTAGGTTTTAAGGGGCTTTTTTATTTCTTCATTTATACAATATTATTAATTATATAATATATATTATGTTAATGATTTGTTAAGCTTGTTATTTAGAATCAATATAAATTAAAATTAATATTGTTTATTATTTGTTAATTAAATTTATTTACTTATCTTTGATTTATATTAATAATTAAAACATAATAAAATGAAACACACAAACACAAAAACAAACAGAGTATTAAACATTATTGTAAAACTTTATGCCGGCTTTTTATGTACCTTAATTATATTAGGTTCCTTAAATCTAGTTATTCAGATGCTTACAGGAAATACACCAAATATAATTCTATAATTATGAAGACATTTGAAAAAATAATACTTAGTAAGCCCTTTATAGTATCTTTTTTATATGGGGCTATGTTTTGCCTGTTGGCTATATTTTTAATAGGCGAAAGTTTAATTGAATTAATAATAAATAAATTTATATAATATTTAAACAAACAATATGGAAAAAGAACATACAGTAGATGAATTAAAAGAATTAATCTCTTTATTTAATTGGAGGCATCAATTTACAAATGATAGTGTCCTAATGGCAGGGGATTTAAAAAAATTAAATAAATTAATAGATAAATTATAAAAACAAAACATCATGAACATATATTATAACAACTCAGGATATTTAATAATACAAGATTTATTAAATGGACAATATGAAAGTATGAGATTTTTATATTATACGAAACAAGAAGCAAAAAGAATATTTAAACAAAAATATTCTAAATATTATTACAAAAATGGACACAAAATAAAATAAATAACATGAACACACAAACAGAAACAAAACAAGAAAAACAAATTGATGATTTAATTAAATTATTTGAAGATTGGTTGCCTGAAATTGATATTGATTATTTTTTAAATGGCTATGAGATTGGCGAGGATATAAATGATTCAGATGATTTATACGAAATAATAGAAAACAATGATGGCTTTAACATTGATATAATATACTATTCAAAAGCTATAAAATATTTATCTGAAAACGACGCCTCTTTAAGTGAATCAATAGAGATTGCTTCCGATATGGGATATAGTACCGAGAATTTAAACTCTGAACTATTAGCAAGCTTACACGCCTCACAAAAGGTTAGAGAGGATTTTTATAGTATTACAGATGAAATTGAGGAAATATTAAGTAGATAATATTAAATCCCCTTAGACCTAGTATAAAGCCCCTTTATTGGGGCTTTTTTTATACTCTACATTTAAAGCTTTTATTTATTGGACTTATTTTGTAATTCTTTTATAATTAGATTGGTTAGCTGTTTGAGATATAACAAACAAATCCATTTTAAGCCCTTTTAAGACACTATCTTACTTCCTCCCATACCTACCTATCACTTATATATTTAAACAGCTTAGATAAGCTTATATTAAACATATTATATATTAACAAAACTTTAACAGAATATATTTGTTTATATGAAATAATTTTAGTATTAACGTAAAACGGAGACCGAGGGGCTTAATGGCTCAATTCTATGAATTCAAACCGTTTTAAATAGGGGTACCCTAATTCCTACAAGGTAAAATTGATTAGGCTAACTAGGAAATTTTAGTAGAACTGAAATAACTGCATTAAGGATGTAACTATGCACCCCCTAAACATCTTTAAAATAAATAATAATGCAGGTAAGGTTGAATAACATTTGGGTGCTGACAAAAGATGATTAAAAGAGTAATGTTGCAATCACTTAACTGACTTGATTTATCTGAACCAACTGCCTTACATTTGTGACAGAAGTTTAGGAACTTGCTAAGTAGATTTCCAACTACATTATGATAACTACAATATAGTGTTTTTGTTCAACCTATACAACCAAAACAAGATAATTTATACATATTCTAAATAAGATAATTGACATTTTTTGTCAACAATACATACTTACTATAAAGCATTGGTGGTACAAAACAATATGGTTTCAGTTATCTTATTATATACAATTATATGGCTATAGTAGAACTAGAATTAAGAGTACCAGAAAAGTTAGCAGGTATTAAGCTTAAACAGTATCAGGAATATTTAAAGATACAAAAAGAGAATGAAGAAACTGAAGACAAAGGAAACTTTCTTAATTCCAAATGTATTCAGATATTTTGTGGTTTAACATTAAAGGAATCTTATAACCTACCAGTTAAGATGTTTGATGGTGTATTAAAGCAAATAGGTAATTGCTTTGATGAACCTACTCCACTTATAAAAGAGTTTAGTATGACTGGCTCTAATGGAGTTACTGTTGAGTTTGGTTTTATACCTCAATTAGATGAAATGACTTTTGGTGAGTATGTGGATTTAGAAAACTTTATTTCTGATTGGGATAACATGCACAAAGCTATGGCTGTATTATACAGACCTATTACTTTTAAAAAGAATGGAAAGTATAGAATAGAAGATTATGATGGCTCAGATAAGTACTGGGAGGTTATGAAAGATGCTCCAGTAAATGTTTCTTTAGGTGCGATGCTTTTTTTTTATCGTTTAGGGAAAAAATTGTCAAAATATACGATGGATTATTTAATCCTACAAAAGCAAGCTCAGGAGGATTCCAAGTCGGAGATGGATTCGGGAAAAAATGGGGATGGTATCAATCAATTTATGCTCTTGCTGGAGGAAAGGTATCAGGAATTAATAAAGTTACAAAAATTCCATTACACCAATGTTTAATATGGTTGGAGTTTGAAAAAGAGAAAAACGATTTAGAACAAAAGATGATTAAAAACGCATATAATAAAAATAGATAATGACACAAGTTTACGACATACTAGACAAAATAAGAGATAGACTAAGAGATAACCCTAGTGTATTCTCTGTAACCTTTGGAGACATAAGTGAAGTCGACCTTAACAAGACAACAATATTTCCATTAAGCCACCTTACAATAACTAACGTAACATTTGAAAGAAGTGTTGTTAATTTTAATATAGCACTATTATGTTTAGATGTAGTAGATTACAATAAAGAAAAGTATGATGACGATATCTTTTATGGTAACACTAATTTACAAGATATATATAATACTCAACTACAAGTTGTAAATGATGTTGTACAGTCTGTAAGAAGAGGGAGTTTATTTGATAGCAAAATACAATTAGTTGGAGAACCAGTAGCTACTCCATTTAAAGATAAATATGAAAATGAATTAGCTGGATGGGGTGTAGAAATTAATGTAAGCATGATTAATGATATAAGCATTTGCTAATGGCTTTTGATAACTTAAAAAATGTATTAGATAAATATGCAAAGGCATATACTCAAAAATTTAAAGCTAAGTTAAAAAGCGATAGAACCAATGCTTCTGGTAGACTGGTAAATAGTATAAAACCTGAAATGCTACAGGATGGTTTTGCTATACTAGGAAAAAGATATATAGAACAAATATCTGAAGGTAGAAAGAGAGGTAAAATGCCACCATGGTCCCCTAGGGACAACAGTATCTTGAATTGGGTTAAAACAAAGAATATAGTTCCAAGAAAAGGAGGTTCAAGTCCCAACAATATTAAAAGGTTAGCTTTTGTAATAGGTAGGTCAATAGGAAGAAGAGGAACTATAGCTAGATTTGGATACAGAGGAACTGATATAATAGACTTTGTACATAAACAACTTGGTGTTCAAATGGGAGAAGAAATATTTGCAGCATATAAAATAGATTTAGAGAAAATATTAAACAAACAAATTAAGAAAAAATAATGTCAACAATAATCAATTCAAGAAGTCCTTATTACTTTAAAGTATCTGATGCTAATTTAAACTCAGCTACAATTCAAATTTACATTTGGACTGGTTTATATTCAGCTAGAGTAGTTGGAGATTTAAAATATACTTTATCTAAAGAAGAAGTTGGAGATACTAATTACGTTGTATTTGAAGTAAGTGAGCTTGTAAGAGACTTTCTTGAAACAGAATATGGTAATTACTCTACTGATACAATATGGACTGATATAGACACTACAATATACGATTCAGCAGGTGCAATAGTTCAAGTAGGTGGACAAGATATAGTAACAAGCACATTTTTAGTTCTTGATGGTTATGGTTATTTTGAAGAGAACTCTAATCCTAGAACAAGCATAAACCCAACAGCTTCTTCATATACACCTCAAGTATTACAAGATAATTTAAACATATACTTTAACTCAGGTCAAGATATTAAAATTCCTGTATTTGCAGAAGCTTTATCTTATGTTACATTAACTTCTGCTGGTGGTGCAAATATAAATTGGGATGATGCAGATGAATTTTGGGATACTTATGATGTTAATTGGGGAGCAGCTACCACTCCAATACAAATAGTAGATAGTGGAAACTCTGACCAAAAAATTCAATATATAATATTAACTGACACCGAAAACTTACAAACAGGAGACAAGGTTACTTTTGTTAGCCCAGCTCCTCCAGCAACTGCTACCCAAACTACAGTTATAAATCTAATTTCTGTTGCAGAAGCAAAATACACTCCATTAAACATAATATTTTATAATAAATATGGAGCATTACAGAATATGTGGTTCTTTAAGAAGTCAACAAATTCAATAAATGTTATGTCTGAAAACTACAAGTCTAACATACTAGATTTAGATAATAGTGGAGGAACACCTTCTTATGTTATAAATAAACATCAAGAAAAAATATTTATGGTAAACTCAAGAGAATCTATAAGTGTAAGTACTGATTTTATAAGTGAAGAATATAATGAGGTAATAAGACAACTATTAAACAGTGAACAAGTTTGGGTTGATGATGGAACTAATGTATTGCCTATAAATTTAAAAAGTAAATCATTTGAACTTAAAAAGGGTGTTAATGACAGATTTGTTAATTATACTATATCTTTTGATTATGCGTTTGACAAAATAAACAACATTCTATAATGCAAAAAATAGTATTATATATAAAAAATAGCGAAGGAGTTTTTAAGAGAATGGACATGTTTAATGATGAATCTGTTGTTCTTAAATCTCAAATACAAAATATTAAAGATGTAGGAAAAGTGTTTACTGATTTCTCAAGAACATTTACCCTGCCATCCTCAAAAGAAAACAACAAGCTATTTAAACATTATTATAATGAAGCAATAGAAAACGGTTTTGATGCTAGAAACAAAAAAGAAGCAATAATAGAGTTAGATTTCTTACCTTTTAAAAGAGGAAAGATATATCTAAATTCTGTAAAAATGAAAAATAATCAAATTCATTCTTACAATATAATATTTTATGGGAATACTGTAAGTTTAAAAGATTTGCTTGGAGATGATGAATTAAGCCTTTTGTCTGAATTAGATACTTATAAGCATGAATATAACAATATTAATGTAAAAGCAGGACTAGAAAGTGGACTTTCTTCAGGAAAAATAATATATCCTTTAATTTCTCACACTAAAAGATTTTATTATGACTCAGCACAATCTTCTCCAAATTACAGCGGAAATTTATATTACAATACTACTCAAAATAATATAGGACTTTCTTTTGATGATTTAAAACCAGCAATAAAATGTTTAACTATAATAGAAGCTATAGAAAACAAATATTCTATATCTTTTACTAGAGACTTTTTTAGTACAACTCCATTTAGCAATTTATTTTTATGGTTAAGCAGAAACAAAGGTGCTGTTGGAGGAGATGAAAACCAAGAACAATTACTAACAAGAATATGTGGTGATTGGGCTTTCAATGGAACAGGAACGATAGGTTTTGCTGTTGTTAATGATACATGGACCGTAAGTACTAAAGATAATGATGAAAGGTTTCAGGCTAGTATAACAGTAACCCCTACTTCTGGTGGTCAGACTGTTCCCTATAAAATAAAAGTTATTGATTATGAATCAGGGAATATTATTGGAGAAAGCTCTTTGGCGGCTGGAACAAAAACATTTACTACACAAATAGTTCCAAGTTTTGAGTTGGTCACATATAAAATTAAATTTATAATAGAATCTGAATCTACTCTTTCTTTTACTCCTCTTTTAGAATTAACTAAATATGTTTTAAATCCAGTAACAGAACAAGTTATAAGTACGAGTTCTGCTCAATATGATATAGATGGAACAGGCAATTCTATAAGTACTGTTTCTGAAATATTAATAACAGAGAATGTTCCTAAAATAAAAATAATAGATTTCTTAACAGGATTATTTAAGATGTTTAATTTAACAGCTTATTATATTGATGACTATGGAGATGCTGATTATGGGAAGGTTTATGTGGATACTTTAGACAACTTTTATGCAGATGCTTCTAACAATCCTTCTGGAGGAAAAATAAACATAACAAAGTACGTTGATATATCGAATACAGAAATAAAACCATCTATTCAATTTACTGAGCTAGACTTTAAATATCAAGAACCTTCTACTTTATTGTCAATAAATCACAAAGAACAGTTTAATAAGGTTTTTGGAGATGAATCATATAAACCAAATAATGTAGATAGGGGAACTCCATACGATATAGAAACTCCTTTTGAACACATGAAATTTGAAAGAATAATAGATAGCAATAAAGCTTCCTCAAGTCCGTATAGCTCAATAACCTCACCTCAAGCCTATATAACAGACATTTTGTGGGGATACTCTGCTAGTGGAGAATTTGATACTGATTTAGATGCTATTCCTAAAACAGGAAACTATGAACCAACCTTAACTAAACCTCTTGTTTTTTATGCAATTCAAGAAACAGGATTAACTGCTGGTTCTGGTATAAAATGGGTTTCTACTACAACTCCTTCTGAGATAACACAATATTATAGACCTTCTAACACAAACGAAGATGGCTCTTCTTCTACAGCTCCAGCACATACTATAAATTTTAGTGATGAGATTGATGAATGGAATCTTATTAATTATGCTAACAGTGGATATACAAACTCATTATTTAAGAAGTTTTATGAGAGTTATATAGTAGATGTTTTTAATCAGTACAAGAGAATATATAAATTAAAAGCAAAGTTTCCTGCTGACTTTTTAATTAACTATAGACTAAATGATATCCTTATTATACAAGACAGGGAATTTACAATAAACTCAATAAGTACTAATTTAAAAGATGGTAAGAGTGATTTAGAATTATTAATAAAATTATGATAAAGAATATAATAGATTTATTGTCTGCTTCTGATTGGTATTTATATGATGAAGATATAGATATTGCAAAAGGTAAATATAAATCTCCTTTAACTTGGAAAGAAATAAAACAAAGCATAAAACGAAATACATACAACAATGGCTGAAAACAATATTAAAATATTTACTATAAAGGTTGACACTAAAAGTGGTGAGGTAAAAATTAATGGAATAACTAAAAGTTTTAAGGAAGCTGAAATTGCACTTAATAAATTAAACAAACAATCTCAGGCTACAACTAAAACTGGATTAAATCCATTAACAGGTGCGACAGGTTTGGCAGGTGCAGCAGTAACAGAACTTGGTAGAACTGTTTCTGATTTAAACTATGGATTTCCTGCTGTAGCAAACAACATTTCTCAGCTAGGTTCTTTATTTACTATACTTACAACTAAAGCTGGAGGTGCAAAAGGAGCTTTTCAGCTAATGTTAAAAGAAATGAGAGGTCCTTTGGGTATTTTATTTGCTTTTCAAATTGGAATTACTCTTTTAGAGGCTTTCAGTAAAGGATTCTTTGATACTGGAAAAGAAGCTAAAAAAGTTTCAGAAGAGTTAAAGAAATTAAAAGGAGAATTAGCGTCTAATATTGTTGTTGCAAATCAATATGTAAAAATATTAGAAGACACAAATACTTCAGAAAGAAAAAGAGCTTCTGTAATAGAAGAGTTAAAAGATTTAGTTCCAAGCCTAAAAGATGAGGATTTTAAATATGGTCAGCAATTAGATATTGTTAAACAAAAAATAATTGACTATTCAATAGCTCAGGCTGCTAGAATTGAAATAGACAAGTTAGTAGAGGAAAATTCAGAGTTATTATCAGAAAGAAGAAAGATAAATATAATAAATGAAATAGAAAATGAAGAAGAAAAAACAAAAGCAATAAGAGAATATGCTAGAGAAAATGATTTCAACCTTACATCTACTGCTGTAGGTTTTGGGGTTCAAGCTAAAGAGTTTGAAAAAAGTGATGAAAATATAAAAAAATCATTTGAAAAAAGAAGTAAAACAACTATTGAAGAGTCTGATAAAATATTAAAAAAAATAAATGAATTATCAGTTGGGTTTGAAAATGGTTTTGTTAAAGAAAAGAAAAATGCTAAATTAAGAAAAGATTTTGTTGCTAAAAGATTGTCTTTTGCTGATGACATATTAAAATCAGAAGAAAATGTAACAAAGCAAACTATACATGGTAAAGAACAACAATTAAGAGCAGAATCTCAATATCAAATGGATTTAGCACAATTAAAGTTTGATGAGTTTAAGAGGAAACAACAAGAAAGAGTAGATTCAATAAAAGACAATGAGGACAGAATAAAAGCACAAAAGAAAGCAGACGAAGCTATTAAAGAATCACAAAACTCATTGTCTCTGTTTAAGATACAGAAGATGAAAGAAACAAATCAACTTATAGATATAGAAAGGATAAATGATTTACAAGGAGCAAGACTTAGACAGGCTGATTTTATGGCAAAAGAAAGAGAGGATATTTTAGCTTTTGATGTTGTTATGGCTGAAAACGAAATGAATAAAATAGAAAATGAAAGATTGTTAAATGAAGAAATACATAATAATAAAATAAAAAATATACAAGATGAAATAGCTGAAAGAAAAATAGCTAATAAGAGTTATGTGGATTTAATGATAAAAGAAACTAATGAGGTAAATAAACAAACAAGACTTCAAACAAAGCTAAAGAGAAAAGAAGAAAAAGCCAAACTTGCTATTGCTAATCAAGTAGCTCAAGCCATGATAAGCATTGCTGGGGAGGGTTCTGCTGTAGGTAAAGCAGTTGCGGTTGCTATGGCTATAATGAATACCAAGGAGGCTATTACTGCCGCTTTAGGAGCAAAACCTTATGGACCTTGGAATATAGCACAAGCAGTTGCTACAGGTGTGTTTGGATTTAAACAGGTACAGGAAATTATGGCAACTAAACTTCCTGCTGGTGCTGGTGGCAGAGCAGGTTCAGGTGGTGCTGGGGCTTCTATGTCTGTATCTGCACCGAGCTTCAACGTAGTAGGTGCCTCAGGAACAAGTCAAATTGCGGAAGCTGTTACTGGTGCTCAAGACAGACCATTTAGGGCTTATGTGGTTAGTGGAGATGTAAGCTCTGCTCAAGAATTAGACAGAAAAACAGTTTCAGAATCTTCCTTAGGATAAATAAAACAAAACATAAATATAAAAGTTATCATATTATGAAAACCATTGAACTATATATAGACGAAGAAAACGAATTTAGTGGAATAGAAGCTATAAGCGTTGTCGAAAACCCAGCAATAGAAGAAGACTTTATTGCTCTTAAGAAACAACAAGTTAAACTTGCTGAGGTAGATAGAGAAAAAAGAATCCTTATGGGTGCTGCTTTAATACCTAATAAAAAAATACTAAGAACCAACGGAGAAGAAGAATATAACATATTCTTTAGTAAAGATACTGTAAGAAAAGCTTCTGAATTATTTTTATCAAGAGGTAAACAAAACAATTCAACACTAGAACATGACGTTAAACTCAATGGGTTGTCTGTTGTAGAATCTTGGATTATTGAGGATAAAAAGAAAGATAAATCAAGAAAGTATGGATTTAGTTTACCTGTAGGAACTTGGATGGTTTCTGTAAAGGTAAACAATGATGAGATTTGGAATGACTTTGTAAAAGAAGGAAAAGTAAAAGGATTTTCTATAGAAGGATTCTTTGCTGATAAACTAGATGAAAGACCAAAAGAAAGTGTAGAAGAAGACTTTGATGAAATAGAAGCGTTGTCTAAATTATATGAAATAGAAGAAGCCTTTTTAGAATCTCAAAACATACAATTAGAATCTTACAACGACTATCCTCAAGCGGCTGTAAACAATGCTAAACGTGCTTTAAAATGGAAAGAAGAAAATGGCAGTTCTTGTGGAACTCCTGTAGGATGGAGAAGAGCTTCGATGTTAGCATCAAAATCTAATTTAACAAGGTCAACGATTGCAAGAATGGCTTCATTTAAAAGACACCAGCAAAATAAAGACGTACCATATTCAGAAGGGTGTGGTGGTATTATGTGGGATGCTTGGGGGGGTAGTGCTGGTATTAATTGGGCTATATCTAAACTAAAACAAATAGACAAAAAAGAGATGTCTGAAATAGATGAGTTTGAATTACAATTACAAGACTCTTTGGAATGCAACGGTTTAACTCTTGCTGAGGATAAATTCAAGGATTATCCTGATGCCGCTCATAAAAATTCATTAAGAGCATTAAAGTATAAAATAGACAACAAGTCACAATGTGGTACTAAGGCTGGATGGCAAGTTTCTCAAATGTTAGCCAAGAAAGAACCTATATCAAGATGTATAATATCTCAAATGGCTTCTTATGTTAGATTTAGAAGAGACAAAGGAGTTCCTTATTCTGAAGGTTGTGGTAAATTGCTTTGGGATGCTTGGGGCGGAGATGCAGGAATAAACTGGGCTTCTAAAAAGATAAAAGAAATAGACCGAGAAATAAAGCCTATAGATTCTTTAAACATGGCTTCAATGGAAATAAATGAAGATTATGCTATAATAAATGATAGGTTAGCTTATTCTACAAAAGAAAAGGCTATGGAAATGTCAGATGACTTAGGATGTCAAGGTATACACCAGCATGAATATGAAGGGAAGATTTGGTATATGCCTTGTGAAAAACATAGCATGGCTGAGATTGGACCTAGGGGCGGAGTAAAAAAAAGTCCTAAAGCTCCTAAGTCTGCAACTCCAAACAAAAACCCAAAAGGGAAAGGTACGGCAAAAGGAGATGCTTCGGGTAAATCAGGAGCAAAAGTTTCTGAAAAAGACAGAGAATCACTTAAAAAAAAGGCTGATGAATTTAATGAAAAATATAAACAAAAACTAGGCTATGGAATAACTGTTGGTATGTTGGCTTCAGTATTTCAAAGAGGTCTTGGTGCTTTTAACACAAGTCATTCTCCAAACGTAAAGTCACCTTCACAATGGGCACACGCTAGAGTAAACGCTTTTATGTATTTGGTTAAAAATGGCAGACCACAAAACTCAAAATACACAACTGATTATGATTTGTTACCAAATAAACACCCTAAAAGCAGTAAGAAATGAAAAAAAAATATAAAAAAACACCAAGTAAAACAAGCCCTCGCTCTTCAAGAAGAGGTTGTCTTTGTAAAGATGGAACCTATTCGGTAAAATGTTGCGATGGTTCTTTACAGGCTCAGGGCGTAGGAAAAGTGTAAAAATACAACAAAAACAAAACCACAAAGTTATCAAGTTATACTATTAATTTAAATCAATAATATATGAAAGCTACCGATATTGTAGACAAATTTAAGAAAATCTTACTATCTGAGACCGAAGAAAAGGTTGAAGAGATAGAAGTACAAGAAGAGGTTAAATTAGCGGAAGAAGAAATCGAAGAAGTGAAAGACGAAGTTTCTGAAGAAGATGCAAAAGAAAAGGAAGAAGTTAAAGAAGAGGAAATGTATGCTACTAAAGAAGAACTTTCTAAAGCGATTGCTGAAATGAAAGCTATGTATGACCAATTAATGGAATCAATGAGTGATGAAAAATCTCCTGAAGTTCCAGAAGAATTAAAAGAGGAAGTTGAATTATCCTCTCAAGAATCAGAAACTGAGCCTATTGCTCATTCTCCTGAGTCTAATGTAGAAAAAAACAATATTCATTTGTATGGTAATAAAGGACCACAAACAATAATGGATAGAGTACTAAACAAAATTTCATAATAAACCAAAACTAAAATAATAAAAAATGGCTACTACAACTTCAATTACAAGTACTTATGCTGGAGAATTTGCTGGAAAGTATATTTCTGCTGCATTATTATCTGGTTCTACTATCGAAAATGGTGGAATTTCAGTAAAACCTAACGTAAAATTTAAAGAAGTAATCAAAAAGGTTGCAACAAGCGGTCTTATTGCTAATGCTTCTTGTGATTTTGCTGATACTGGTTCAGTTACATTAACAGAAAGAATCCTTCAACCAGAAGAATTCCAAGTTAATGTTGAGCTATGTAAAAAAGACTTCCGTTCAGATTGGGAAGCTGTACAAATGGGATATTCTACATTTGACAAATTACCTCCAAAATTCAGTGATTTCTTAATTTCTCACGTTGCTGCTAAAGTTGCTGAGAAAACTGAACAAAACATCTGGGCTGGTGTTAATGCTAATGCTGGTGAATTTGATGGATTCTCTACTTTATTAGCTGCTGATTCTGATGTTATAGATGTAACTGGTTCTGCAATTACTTCTGCTAACGTAATCTCTGAATTGGGCTCTATAGTAGATGCAATTCCTTCTTCTTTATACGGACAAGAAGATATGTTTGTATATGTATCACAAAACATCGCTAGAGCTTATGTAAGAGCTTTAGGTGGATTTGGAGCTTCTGGATTAGGTGCTGCTGGTACAAACTCTCAAGGAACTCAATGGTGGAACAATGGCTCATTAAGCTTTGATGGTGTAAAACTATTTGTTGCAAATGGTCTTGCTGATGACACTGCTGTTGCTGCTGAAAAATCTAACCTATTTTTTGGAACAGGTCTTTTATCTGACCACAACGAAGTAAAAGTTATCGACATGGGTGACTTAGATGGTTCTCAAAATGTAAGAGTAATCATGAGATTTACAAGTGGAGTACAATACGGAATCGGAGGAGATATCGTATACAGAGTAAACTCTTAATAATAATTAAATAAAGGGTGGGCTTAACCACTCGCCCTTTTAATACTAACTTAAAAAAACTAATAATATGTCTTGTAATTTATCGCTATATAGAACAGAACCCTGCAAGGATAGTGTTGGTGGATTAGATAAAGTTTACTTTGTTAATTATAGTTCTTCTTTGTATTCAACAATTACGTTTGATACAACGAATACAGATGCCATAGAGTCCATTACTGGAACTCCATCTGCATACGAATATGATATTAAAGGAACTTCTTCTTTTACACAAAACATCCAAGCTAGTAGAGAAAATGGAACTACTGCTTTCGAGCAAGTTTTAGAATTAACTCTACACAAACTGACTATAGCAGACCACAAAGAATTAAAATTAATGTCTTTCAATAGACCTCACGTTATTATAAAAGATAACAATGGAAATTACTTCCTAGCTGGAATAGAGCATGGAATGGATGTTTCAGGAGGAACTATTGTTACAGGTGGAGCTATGGGAGATTTAAGTGGATACACTTTAACTTTAACAGGAATGGAAAAAGCTCCAGCTAATTTTATGGAGTCTGACCCTGCAACTGTTGGATTTACTGTAGTAAACTCTTAAACATAGTAAGTTCTTAAACATAGAAGATACAAAGCCCCTTTATTGGGGCTTTTTCTATATAAAACAAAACAGACACTTTTCAGTTATCTTATTATGATAAGATTACTTCCTAACTCAAATTCTCAAACAATTAAGATAATACCTAGAGACAATACCTCTTTGTCAAACATTAGTCTTATAATAACAGAAGATGGAACTAACAAAAGTGAAACACTAACAAGCCTTAGTGCTACTGTTAATGGAAATTTTACTCATGTCCCAATAACATCCACTATTTTAAAAGAAGGAAGTAGTTATTATTTGCAATTCAGCAAAAACAGTAGTTTATGGTATAGAGACAAAGCTTATGTTACCTCTCAAACAAATGATGAGGTAATACATACATTGAACACAAACCAATACGACCAATATGGTGAAGGGTCAGAAGACGAATATATAGTATTATAATATGGAAAATAAAAATATTAGAGTAGTTAATCTTTCTGGATATGAAATTCCAGAAATAAAAGAAGTTTACGGAAAAGACTGGATTCAATACGGTGATTGTAACGATTATTTTGATGAACTTATAAATAAATATTTAGGAAGTCCAACTAACGCTAGATGTATAAACGGTATAGTTGACATGATATATGGAAGAGGTTTAGAAGCTACAGACAGTGAGCTTAAACCTGAGATGTATACTAAAATGAAAATGTTATTAAAACCCAAGGATTTAAGAAGGGTTGTTAATGATTACAAAATGTTAGGGCAGTCTGCTGTTCAGATAATATATAATAAACAAAAAACCTCTATAATTAAAGTTTTGCATTTTCCAATGGAGACTTTAAGAGCTGAAAAAGCCAAAAAGGGTCAAGTAGAAGCTTATTACTACCACCCTAAGTGGTCAGAAATGGCTCCTAGTGACAAACCTAAGAGAATACCTTCTTTTGGTAATGGCTCAAAAAGAGAGGCTATAGAAATATATGTATTTAAGCCTTATAGGTCAGGATTTTATTATTATTCTCCAGTAGATTATCAATCTTGTTTACAATATGCTGAATTAGAAGAGGAAGTAAGTAATTATCATATAAATAATATTAAAAACGGTTTACAGCCATCTTTATTAGTTAATTTTAATAATGGAGTGCCAAATGAAGAAACTCAAGAGTTAATTGAGCATAAAATATATGATAAATTTAGTGGTTCTTCAAATGCAGGTAAATTTATACTTACATTTAATGAATCAGCAGAAACTCAGGCAGACTTACAACCTATTCATCTTCCAGACGCTCATGCTCAATATCAGTTCTTAGCTGATGAGAGTAGAGAAAAAATAATGCTTGGTCATGGTATCGTTTCTCCTATACTATTAGGTATAAAGGACAATACTGGATTTGGTAATAATGCAGAAGAGCTTAGAACAGCATCTATTCTTATGGACAACATAGTTATTAGACCATTTCAACAAGGAATTATTGATGGTTTAAATGAAATACTTGCTTTTAACAAAATATATCTTAACCTATACTTTGTAACGCTACAGCCAATAGAATTTACAGAATTAGATAACATTTCTACTAAAGTAAAGAGAGAGGAAGAAACTGGAGAGAAATTAAGCTCACAAGAAGAAATAGACCTATCAGACGATGGTGCAGAAGACCTGTACACGCAATTAGAGAGCCTAGGAGAGGTTATCTCTAGTGAATGGGAGCTTATACATAGCGAGGCTGTAAATGACAAGAATGAAGAGTTTGATTTAACTAAATTAAGTGTGTCTGAAGATGATGCTAGTCCTAATAAGCGTTCTGGACAAGATAATTCAGGTTATAAAGTAAGATATGCTTATTCTCCTGTAAGAAACTCGGACAAAAGTAGGGTGTTTTGCAAGAAAATGGAAGCACTAACATCTAAAGATTTAGTATTTAGAAAAGAAGATATTACCTTAATGTCTTTTAAAGGTTTAAATAGTGAATTAGGACACGATAAAAAGAAATATAATCTTTTTAAGTATAAAGGGGGTAAAAATTGTCACCACTTCTGGGAAAGAAGAGTATATAAAAAGAAAGTAACATCAGATACCGAAGTTGAAGCTTCAGATGCTGTGCAAGACGGATTTAAGGAACCAAATAATCCTCAAGAAGTCGAAGTTAGACCAGTAGATATGCCAAACAGAGGTGCTTACCCAAAAACTAAATAATTATGGCACAGAAAGCACTTTTCATAACGATAAATGATTTAAAAAGAAAATCTATTATAGACGGTAATGTAGATGCCGATAAATTAATACAATTTATTGAAGTAGCACAAGATACACATATTCAAAACTACCTAGGAGGATTACTTTACAATAAAATACAAAGTTTAATAATTAATAATACTATTGATGATGCTGGTAATTCAGACTATAAAACTCTTTTAGAGAGTTATATAAAACCCATGTTGGTTTGGTTTACACAAAGTTCTTATTTGCCATTTGCTATGTACCAAATTAGTAATGGAGGTGTATTTAAACATAGAAGTGAAAATTCTGAAACTATCTCACTAGAAGAAATGAGAATGATGTTAGCTAAAGTTACTGAAACAGCAGAGTTCTACACAAGAAGATTTGTTGATTATATGGATTACAATAGCACTTTATTTCCAGAATATACTTCTTCAACTAATGGAGAAATGTATCCAGACAAAGATGTTAATTTTAATTCATGGGTTCTTTAATGGAACAAAAAAAAATAAAAACATATAAACCTAAAGAAAGTAATGTAATTAAATTAGATTCTTTCTTACAAAAATTAAACAAAGATGGCAAACACAATAAATTGGGGAAAAATATATTGCAGTAGTTCGTGGGGAGATGACAGCAACGATGATACAGTTAAAAACGGAAGCGAACCAACTTGTTTTAGTTAATTATGGCTACTCTTTCAGGAAATAAAATAAAAAATACCTATCAGTCTCTTGTTAAGTTTTCTGACAATGGTAATATAACAACCTCAGCTAAACAACTAACTGATGGATTTGGCAACAATTCTCCTATATATGTTTCAACAACTCAAGTAGGTATAGGGGTTACTCCAGAATCAGGATTAAATCTACACGTTTACGGAGATGCAAAAATAGGAAGCAATTTAACTGTAATAGGAAACCTAGTAGTTGAAGGAAGCACAACAACTGTAGGAACTGATACATTAACAGTAAAAGACCCGTTAATTGTACTGGCTAACAACAACACTTCAACAGATGCAGTAGATATAGGTTTTTACGGTAAATATACACCTTCAGGAACCACATTATACTCTGGATTGTTTAGAGAGGCTCTAACAGGCAAATACAGGCTATTTAAAGGGTTAGAAGCAGAACCAACAACTACCGTAAATTTATCAGGAACAGGGTACGCTAAAGCAGATTTAATAATAGGTAATATAGAGACTAATGGACTTTCAGAAGGTTCATCGTTATTTGATTTTACAAAAAATGTTGCAATAGATGGAACTTTTGCCGTTACTGGAGGTTCTGAGTTTGATAGCACTATAAGTCATATAGAAGTTGCAACTACAGTTACTAAATTTACTGGTATAACTGGTAGTGGTTTTAATGCGAGTAAACTAGAATTTTTTAAAAATACAGATTTACAAATAAGATTAAATGGTGAGGACGGAGGAATAACCACTCTCGGAATTTTGTCTGGTGGAGGAATAACTAGTACTGGTAATTTAGGTGTTGATGGAAATATATCAGCTGGAGGCACTGGTTCGTTTACTGGACAAGTTACTATTCCACAAACACCAACCTCAAATACTCACGCAGCATCAAAAGGATATGTGGACACACAAATTGGTGCTAACAACGAATTGTCAGAGGTTTTAGCAAACGGAAATACTACTGGTGGAAATGATATAGCTATAACAGGTGGAGACAAAATAACTAATTTTACATCTACTGGAATTGATGACAATGCCACTTCTAATATATTGACAATATCTGATGCTAGTTCAACTTTTGCAGGGAATGTATCTGTAACAGGCAATATAACCGCTAGCGGTACAAGTTCTTCACTAAACACTGGTAACTCTGGAACTTTTGTTACAAATGATGCTAATAATTATCCAAGAATATCAACCTCACAAGCAAATATTCAATTAGGATTATTTAGGACAACAACAGGTGTGGGTGGTGTGTATATTGGAGGAAGTAGTGGAGGGTTTGAGCTTAGAAATGGAACAACTTTAGCTCCAATATTTGATGTAGACCAATCTGGCAATGCAACTTTTGCAGGAAAAGTAGGAATAGGAAATAACAATCCTTCATATGCACTAGATGTGCGTCAAGCCACTAGTGGAAATGGAACTTGCGATTTTAGGTTAGCAGGTCGTAGAGCTGATAGCACTACAAGTTTTATTGTTTCTACTATTTATGCTGAAAATTTTGATAATGGAACAGGTGATGTAACTATCGGTAAAATTGATTTTAGCATTGACGGAGATGCAACAAGTGACCAGAGCCAATATGGAAAAATGATTTTTAGTACAACAAACAACAGTTCTGAAGTTATAGCTTTAACCATAGACAGTTCACAAAACGCAACTTTTGCAGGAAACGTGATTCAATCGGGAACAAGTCCGCAACATCAATTTGTGACTCCAAACAACTTCAATTTTCAAATAGCGGTACAAGAAAACGTATCTAATACTTTAGAGATTACACCATCTACTACAGCTGGTGGTACTACTTTTTCTACACCTGCTGTACTTGTAAACTCTTCAGGAGATGTGGGAATAGGAGCAACAGGATTATATTCAACAGATAGAGCATTAAACTTACCAGGAAAAGGAATATCTTTTAAAAATAATGTTAATGGCTCTAATAATAATTGGAGTTATATTTATAATACAGCAACAGGCAGTTCTTCTAATTTAGTTTTCGCAACAGGTCAAAGTTTAACTGCTTTAACTTTAGCACATAGTGGTAACGCAATTTTTGCAGGAAATGTAGATATAAATGGTTCAGGAAATAATTCTATTGCAGGTGATTTATATTTTGGTGTTAATGCTGATATATTTAAAAGTTCAGGAACATTAGGTATAAATGCTGATAACTCAACTTTTTCAGGAAATGTAAGTATTAATTCAACATCAGCACCTGTTAAAAATTTAGTAGTTGAAGGAGATTCCTTAGCTTATGCTACTATCAGAGTTTTAAGTAATTCAACATCACACGGAGCAGAAATAGAATTTGGAGATTCTACCGATGTTGATTATGGTTCTATAACACAATTTGCTTCAAGTGCAGGTGAAGGTGGCAGAATGAGATTTAGAGCAGGAGGAATTGAAACAATGAATTTGAAAGATGGAAACGTAGGAATAGGAAAAAGTCCTTCTAAAAAATTAGATGTAGAAGGTGCAATAAGAGTAATAAATACAGCAGGAACTTCTGCTGCTGAATTGGATGTTACAAGTGGTGGAACTTGGAGGTTTAGGTCAAATCCAGTCACTGGTGATAATAGTTATGGTTTAGACATAATAAAAGGTAGTGCTGGAACAGATGTAAAAATGTCTAT